CCATTAACATTTACATTTTATACAACTAAGTTCATCAGCTGCCTTTTTTAAAAAATCTATTGCTTTCTCAGGTTTATTAAACCTAGCATTTACTTTGACAGAATCTAAAAGAAATTCTATATGTTGTATTTGTTTGTAATCTTCTAAATCATTAAGATTAGCTTGTGCTATTAAATGATCTAACTTACAAGATAATTTACAAGTATTTGCAGAATTTCTTATATATTCTTTACCATAGTTATTATACTTAAAACAGTAAACACCATCTGTAAAGGAGAAGTTCTGATTACCTAATAAATCTTCTGCATTAAATATATTAGCCTTATTAGTAAAGACTTCAACATCTACTCCTGTATCAAATCCAGGAAATGTTATATTAATAGTATAAGACTCAGGTATCTGATTAGATACCCAAGTACTTATATCTTGATATATTAATTTCTTGCAGTCAATATAGGAGAAAATAAAATCATAATTTATTATTCTCTCTTGCATGATTAATTATTTATTAATCTTCACAACCTGAAGCTAAACATAATGCTTCTGAAGCAAATGCTCCTGCACCTTTATTACTTGGTGTAACTACACAATCCCCAGTTGTACAAGTATAACATTGTTGTACTACAAATGCTGGAAGTGTTTTAACACAACCTGAAGCTGTATGTGTAAGTGTGATTACTTTAGAACCTGCTGTAAGTGCATCATTGACAGCTAATGGAGTAGCTGAAATAGCCATAGTTACACCAGTTAAATTACCAGCAGAACCTCCCATAACAAATCCTGTTACACAATTATAAGATGGAGTATATGTTCTTCCTGCATAAGGATCTGGAACACATGAATTTAAATCTGTTTGATTAGATGAATCCTGATCACCAGTTAACTCATTAGTCAAAACTATAGATCCACTTCTAACAGCAATAGTATATGAAGTACCAGTTACCTGATCTTTTAATCTAATTAAATTTTCACAACAATCTATACCACAACATTTAGCTTCTTCATTAAGAGCATCTTCTAATGTTTGATGTCCCTTTCTTTCTCCTCTTGAACTTTTAGAATAGAGTACTCCTCTTTCTACTTTAACTTTACTCATTTTTTTATTTTTTTGTTTTTTGGTTAAGATTAAATTCTAAGAGGATTTTACACCTCTCAGAATCTAAACAAATTAAAATTATAAATCAAATCAATTAAAAATGCGTGTGAGCATAGTTCAAATCAGGCAAACTATTACAGAAGTTATCATTAAAGTATTGATTAAATGCATTAGTGATTGCTGTCTTAGTTGTTGTATCTCCATTTGGAGTAAGGATAATAGTAGTTCCATGTAATACATTCATATAGTTTGAAAATTCCATAGCAGCTACATTAGCAGTATGTTCAATAACTAAAGATGCATAATCAACTCTTGGATTAACTTCTACTGCATTTACTCTATCTCTTTTTCCTGGTAATCCTAATGGACCATAATGTCTATTATCTCCATTTTGAGTTCTTCCTGTTCCACCATTAGCAGAGTTATATTCTCTTAATGCCCAAGTAATTCCTAAACCAGATGGTTGAGTAGCTAATTGAATATCTTTAATTGTGAAAGGGAATGGAGTATTTTTTCCACCATAGATGTTTACATCTCTTGTCAAATACCTTGGAGGCATAAGATCAATATAACAACTATGATCAAACTCAATTGGTCTTGCCATTACTCTAAATCCAAATGTAGGAGTTATTGTAGTACCTTCTGCATCACATAACAAACTATCAGCTGCAATATCAATTGCTTCAAATGGATTGGATGTTGAACATGCAGTTAGTGCAACAGTTCCACCAACATTATTTAAAGTTTGTAAAGTACCAATAGTTAAACAAGTATTTATTTCTAATTGGTAAGGACAACAAGCACCTGTAGATTTAAGTACTGTAGCAGTACCTTTTCCACCTAAAGCAGCTGTAATCTGATCTGCTACATATTGTAGTTGACCAAAAGATGTATAGTTTGCATTACCAGCAATTGTACTAAAATCAAATGGTACAAGATCACCATCAATATTAAGACCTGTAATACCTTGTACATAAGCACAACCTTCACAAGCAGTAGCTACTGAAGATAAACAGAACTGATAAGATGTTGAATACAAAGGAGCAAAAGCAAAAGGAAAATCCTGTTTAGGGAATGGTCCAGTTCTTAAATTCTTTCTCCTATCCAATCTTACTGGATTATTAATCTGATCATTAAGTGACTTAATAAATGCACTACAATCAAAATCATCATTACAAGCACCACACAATTCAGAAGGTACATAACCTGTAAAATTCCAAACTGGGTTTGTTTGATATGGAAACTCATTCATTGTACTATGATCAGTAACAGTAATATTAATAGCCACTGGTTCATTAACATCTAAGCATTTAGTTAATACAGCATCTTTAATAGCTGTAAGACCACAAGATGCATCAGAAGCAATTGCTGATTTAATATGACAACCATACATAATATCACCAAATGATTTTCTAATAGCTGTGGAATAACCATCACCTTTTCCATCATAACCTACACCAAGCACAAATCTTCCATTATCTGTTTTATTCCATGTTGCAGGATTAATAGTAAGATTAGTTACTGGATCAAATAAAACTATTTGACCTGGAGGAACATTTACTGTTGGACCTTTACCAGTTGTATTAAGATCATTATAAACCTTAACTCCACCAGCTGCTCCAAAAAATCCTAAATTACCTTTAGTAACAAGAATGTTTTCTCTAATTTTTCTAGACATTATCTAAATTTTTAAAATATTTATTATTAAATTTTTATTTTTGTTCTCCACCCAGAAATAAGTTCTGAGTAAAAAGTATTTTGTTTAATTGAGTTTGATAATCTTGTGAATCACCAACATCTCTCATAGCAATTAATGCTGCTATGTCACATATAACTCTCATTTGATCTGCTGAATCTAATAATAAACCAGCATCTTCATTTATGATTGTTCCATCTGCATCCTCATATTGTCCATCTTCTGCAAGTGAGGCTGTTGTAATTCTTGGATGTTTTTTAATATAATCTATCATTATTTCAGATATACTAAATCCATCTTGGTAAACATCTAATTTTTTATTAGTATTTAAAAGTCCTATAGTTTCTTCCCATTCAAATGATGGTTTAAGAAAAGGACTTCTTAATGCTTCTGAAAGCTTTTGATGTTGTATCCTTCTTACAATCAAGACTTTTTCATCACACTTAGGTTTGCTAGCCTTTGCTAATATTCTAAGTATTTTAGTCTGATCAGATGGTAATTCTGCCTGTACCTTTCCATTTTGTAAAACTACAGGCAGAACTTTATCTCTTACCATTAAAGGTTCTAAATTAACAGCAACATCATCTCTTACTTCAAAAAGTATAAGTGAGTTTTTTACACTTATTTGTAAGGCTTCATTGATCATTTGATCTAATATAGGTACAGTTAATTTCTTACTGTAATCTGTATTTAATCTCTGTATCCTCCTCCTTACTTCAGATTGTAAGATTGTAGGTGCTATCATTAAGACTTTTCTTTAACAGCATTAATTATTTGCTCAAGGGTTTCCTTGTTATTAATATTATCTAAGAACTCTGTAAATTCTTTTTCATCCTTAGCAACAAGATTACCATTATATGTATATCCCTTACCTTTATCAAATCTAACAACTGAAGCAGTCAAAGACTTTTTAATTAAAGCTTTAATTGACAATGTTTCATTGTTTTCATTAATAAGTAACATTACTTTATCTCTATTGTATAATCCATCATCACCTCTGTGTTGAGATTTAATGAAACTATGCATAGCTAACTTTAATGAATCTGGATCATTAACTTCAGAAGGTTTAAATCCTAATGCAGTTGCAATAGTAATCTTCTTATCATTTACTAAACCACTAAAAGCAACAATAGTATCTATCTCACTATTAACCTGGTTTAATTCATGTTGTCTATCTCCTTGTTCATCAGTTATAATAAACTTAACATTACCTGCTAAAAGTCCATTTCCTTTCTTACCAAATCTCATGTTATTTTCAATAGAATTTAATAAAATCCTATCTTCTGGAACATCTTTCATTAGTGAAGTCTGACCTTCAGCACTAAGTACTCTCAATCTTGAATGATTAAAGAAAGCATCATATCTATCCATGATATCTGCTTTCTCAATCTTATCTCCTTTTCTTGGACCTCTTTCATATTGAAATCCACATCTTTCAACAAGTTCATTAAGTTCAGAAGCAGCCATATCTATTTTCCACCTTCTTGTAGTTGCTGACCATTCAGGTCTTGTTGCTACATAAGTGTTAGGATACCTATCTCTTAATTTACCATCAGCTGTTGATACTAACTTACCATTTTGATCATAGTATTCTATGGTTGACTTTGCAGTCTTAAAATGATGTTTAATATTCTTTGCTGGTTTAATTACTACTCTATCTATCATTTGATTTATATTTATGTTTTAATTTGATTTTTGATTATAGAGTAATAGCTGGTCTGAATACTGCAAGTTTAGTTACATCTTTAACTCTGATACCATAAGTATCTTTGTATAAAAGATCATACCAAGCACCATCATGTGTAGCTGTATATCCACCTGTTCCATTTATAGGACCTGAAGGAGACCAAACACCACATAGATAAGTATAAACTTGTTGTGAACTTGTTCTTTCCAACATTTCAATGTTACCATTGACACCATTACCCATACCATAATCTAGTAAGTAAAACTCAAAAGATGTTAAAGGTAAGTTAGTATCTGGATCAACAATACCACCATTCAATTCTCTACTATCAAGGATTGCCCAATGTTCTACTCTAAGTGAACCAAATGGAAAGAATGCAGTTTCTACAGCATGTGCAGTATTAACTTTAAATCCATTCCAGTTTTTATTATCCCAAGATGCTGCTGGTTTTGTAAAGTCTTTAAATTCTTGAGGAACACCACTAACTGCAAATTTCTCTGTCAACCAGTTTCTCCATAATCTAAATCCACCAATACCAGTGTACATTACTATATCTCTTTGAGCATATGGTACTTTATCATCAAAGATACTTTCAAGGAACTCCTCAAACATATCAATAGATCCACCATATCTTGGATAAGTAAATTCATTACCATCTTCCAAGAACTCAATTAAACCAGAACCTCTTTGAATTGGATTACCAGAAGTGCTATCAATGATGTTTCCACCAGCTGATCTTCCATAAAACAATGTATGTTCTTTTTCCATTTTATTATCTACTACAAACTGTGCTTCAATTTGAGTAATAATTTTATCTGGATAATCTTTATTTTTAATAGGGTTTCCTGATTCATCACAAGAAACAATTCTTAACATTAATTCATGTCCATTATCTGTAACAGTAGCTTTCTTAGCTACCCTTGATAATTCAGATTCAAACTCCATCCAAGATAGACCAGAAAACATGAAAGATCCATAAGCTCTTGAAGCTTCACCTACAGCAGAAGATGTCTTAACCCATTGTAATCCTGGTTCAAGCAATTCAGGTGGGAAATAAGTATCTTGATTAGAATTAATATACTGAACTACATATTCAGTACCTTCAGCATGTCCGTTAGGAGCTTGCATTACCCTTACTTCACAATCCTTAGCAATAAAAGGTGCTAAGACATCAGATTCTACATAAGTATCCACATCAAGTACAATACTGAAAGGAGTAGATCTAATACCAGGAGTAGCAGAGTTAGTTGTTTTGAATTTAGCAATAGGATTGATTTTACCAGTCCCTTTAAGTTTCCACTTGACTTTATTTGCATCTACTTTTTGTACCCTTCCTGATTTAGATAGAAAATCCATTAATGGAGTTTTACCTGAAGTAATAGAAGGGACTGCTGTAGAAATTGTTTCCATCATAGGTCCAGTTAAGTCAACAACATTCTGGGCGTATGGATTTCTTGAAAGTAATACGTTTTCTGTAGCTACATTACCCCAATAGTTTGAATGTGCTGATTCTTCATATACTTTAAATTTACTTACTAATGGTCTCATTTAAATTATTTTTTATATATTAAATTCTCCAACCATTCTAGAATCATTCTTAGTTCCTATTGATTGATAATTGTTATTTTTGTTTATAGCTTTTTCCTTGTTTGCTGAATTTGTTAACTTTGCTCCAAGAACATCATTAATTTGATTATCTCTAACTTTAACTACTTTACTTGCAATCTTATCAAATTTAAATCCATCTAATAGAAGTTTAATAAAAGTAAGTTGCCATTCTGCATTATTGTTATACTCATGAAGTAATGCTTCATACTTAGTCATCTTAGCTTGTTTCTTTCTTCCATTCTCATCTTCATACTCATATATCTCAGTTTGATCATAAATTGCTTTCTCAATATTCTTAGCTTCTTTATCAGTAATCTCAATACCTCCAAGAACTTTATTTTTTAGAATATCACTAATAACTTGTTTATTTTTATTGTATTCTGCTTCTTGTTGTTCTTGTCTTTGCTTAGCTTGTAATTGATTACTTTCAATTAGTGCCTGGTCTTTCTGTGCAAAGTAACCTTGTGCTTCTACTGCTTCTTCATAAGTTTCCCCATTACTTTTGGCTAAGTCCAATAACTTATCTACCTTATCATCAGAGAATCCTTTATCTTTATAAAAAGCTTTAATTAAGATTTCTCTGTTAGTAGTATCTTCATCATCTTCAATATCCAATTGAGAATAAGATTGATTTACAAATGTTTGTTGTAGTTCTTCTAAAGTACCACCATTTCTAAGAAACTCAATATCTCTTTTAAACTGTTCATTATATCCAGCTTTACTATAATCTTGTTCTAATTCAGGTTTAACTTCATCTCTAATTTTTTCCCTAAGAGTTTCTAACAACTCTCTACTTGACATATTAGGTTTAATCTCAGTTGGATCAATATTTAATCCTTCATCAGCATATGCTTTTAAGATAAGTGCAGCTGTACTAAACTCAGTATCATCTACAGTTGGAGTATCATCCTGCTGTACTACTTCTGGTTTTGTATCAGGTTTTACTTCCTCTACTACTGGTGCTTGAACTTCAGCTATAGGATCATTTTCTCCCATCTGATTGTTTACTGCTTCACTAACAGCACCTAAACTCCAGGCATCAAACCCAGGTTCAATATCAACTGAAGCAATTTCTTTACTTTCTGTATTTTCCATTTTTAATTATTTGTTTTATTTGGTTTTAATTTACTTTTTTTAATATCTGTATCCGCTTTTAATTTTGCCTGTATTAAATCAGCAGCAATTTGTTTAGCTTGTATTTCTAATTGTAAGATTCTATTTTTATTATTTTCTTCTCTTGTAGCTTCTATTTCTTTTTCTTTTAACTCAAGATCATCATTAATATTATCTTGATCTATATCTTTCTGATTAGCAAACTGCATAGCATCAACTAAAGATCTTTCATAAGCAGCATCAATATCCATTTGTTTTAATTGTACTACTCTATCATGGATTGTTTGTTCTCTCTTATCTTGAGCTTCCATCATCTGTTGTTGCATTTGCTGTTCATGTTCTCTTTGTGTCTGTGTCTCTTGTTGTCTTCTTTCTTCTGCTTCTTCTGATATATTAATAGATTCTGCTGCTGACTTAGACCATAAAGATTTCATATATTCAGGATAGTTTATTGCTCCTGATTGTACCATAGTTCCTAATATTGTTTTATTAAGTTGTAGGTTCTCTTGATCATCAGCTGAATTAGATATATAAACCCCTAATGTAGAATCTACTAATAATCTATCATCAGTTTCTAATTCTGCAATAGACATATCATCTAACACATATGTTAGAGCTGCTGGATTTAATCTAAATTCTGTTTTAGCTAACTTAACAATATGTGTTAAGAAGTTCTCTTGAACTTTATTAAAAGTATAATATAAATCTTCTGTCTGTGACAAAGATTGCATTATGTTTTGTTGATTATTAGTAACAGTCATGTAAGGACTAATTTGTCCTAACCTGGAAGGATTATAAGACATTGCATGTGCAGCATCTTGTTTAATAGTTTCCATATACTGTAAATATCCTGCTAATTCAGATGCTCCACCTGATAAGTTTATTTCTTTAAATAACTGTGCTTCATGTGGTGACATGTTAGTAGTATCAATAAGAGCAAGACCTTCTTTAAAGAATCCCATCCATTTTCCCCAAGTCCAATCTTTAGGTTTAGATGCAAAAGATGTCATTAGAAGTTTACCTCTATCTGATTTTATTAAATGATTTACTTTAGATCTAATAACATTATAATCATAAATATAAGGTTTAGCTTTATCCAAAGGTGCTAAGAACTTAGATTCACCATAGAAATTATTCCAAGCTAATCCATAATAAGGAAGTTTAACATCAAATGGATTATCTAAGGATCTATTCTGATCTGGTATAATACCTTTTAATAAATAAACTGCGTTTGTAGAAGATCCATAATGTATCTTAACTACTTGATGTAATTGTGGTATCCATACTTCTCTTTCTTCAATATCACCAGAATTAGGATTAAACTGATAATCTCCAGTTAACCAGTGATTAGTTTCTTCTCCACCTTCTTCTTCAGATAATAATCTAGTTATATATTTAAACTTTGTAAGTGCTTTAAATACAACATGTGTATGAACAATAGGTGCAGTACCATCACTACCATAAAATACTTTTTTATAAGCATTTTGCATTTTCTTTTGTCCATCTTTAGTAAGCATATCAGCATTCTCCAAACCATGATGTGTTGGATGAATAGCTACTTCTGTTACTAACTTAGATTCAATGTAATCTTCAACACCAGTTGCTGCAAAGAAAGTATCATAGAAATTATCTAATTTCTCCTGATCTTCTTTTGTAAGAATAGAACCATATCTTTTATATACTTCTGGAAATGATATATTTTCTTCATATACACACCAATCAGCATCTTCTATAAAATCTATATTCTCTGATCCTCCCCATTTAAATTTAGTAGGTTTAACTAATTCAGCCACAACTCTACCATTTCTTATCCCACCATAAAAAATAGGTAATCCTGTAAGAATAAGGTTTTTAAATCCTTGATTGAATTTATATTTGAGTTTTAATTCTCTAATATAATATTCCATTATTTTTTGACCCTGTATAGAAGAAGCACCTTTAAATTCCTTTCTCATATACTTATGTATATCTTTGGGAGTCATTGCTTCTACTTGTTGGCTTATCTGTTCTTGTGCTTGTTGTGGATCTCCCTGCATTGGTTGACCAGTTTCTGGATCTGTTTGCCCAGCCTGAGCTTCCATTTCTGCTTGAACCTGTTGTGTAACCTGATCAATAATAGGTTGTATAATTCTTTGCTGGATACTTGATTGTACAAGTTCCTGTCTTTTTCTTTTTATTTCATTTAACCCATTCTCCGATACATCTACACATATTGGTACAAATGGTCTTTTCTCTTGATCTCCAACCATTGAAGAAGCAATAGAAGCAATGATATCATAATGTCTTACTTGATTAGTTCCACCTACTCCTTCTGCCCTCATAGCCATTAAAGTAGATAAATCATTATAATCAGTTATATCTCCTCTACTATTATAAAGATCATAATTTTTAACCATCTTGTCAATCATCTCTTTATCTAATTGACCAGAATAACCAGCCATCATATCAGCTATGCTCTCATACCACTCACCATCTTTGGCTGCTTTATCTTTTTCAGAAACTTTATGATTAAATAAATTTATTCTGTTTGTATCTTGTTTCCTATCTTTAAAATTCATAGTAGAAGCTATTATTTATTTGTTTTTCTTTTTGTATAAAATATTGATCAATCTCATCATATTTTTGTCTTTCTTGTTCTTGTTCTATTGGTTCATCAGTTTCTTGAGAAAGCCATAAAGCAAGAATCATAGCAGATCTTAAATGGTCATAGTTACCTACACCAGAATATAATTCAAGTTCATTTAATAATCTTAAACTATAAATATGATCAATGTTTGTTTCAATAGCTATTCCAAATTCATTTTCTTTTCTTGGATTTAATAACCATTGTCTTAACAATTGTATTGAATGTTCCTGTAACGTTTTAGAAGACATATCAATTCCAACTTCATATTTAAAAGATGGATTTTTTAATATTTTACCAATAGCTACAGTAAGTGCTGGTTGTAACATTGAATACTTATTTTGCATTTCTGCATATCTTACTATATCTGATATGTTTGTTTCTGGTAATATTTTAGCATTATAATAATGAGCTAACTTAATTGCTATCTCATGCATATCATTTACTTTATCTAATCTACCAACATATTCAGCTACAACAGTATCTTGTAATCCTGATTCCCACATGTTAGAAGAAAATCCTTTATATACAATAATTGAACATAATGATGTTCCACCATTATCATCTTTTACTGGGTCATAAGTAATCTTGTACAAAGATCTTTTGTAAGTAGGATTTGGTATATTAGCTGGTGGATGTTCATAAATAACTATTCCAGAAGTAAAATCATTTTGATATTGTGTAAGATCATAAGTTAATATAGGTTTCATTTTTCTTTCAATATCTGGAACCCATCTTACTTCATTCTTTTCTTTAGTAGTATATTCTAATTTACCAATACTCCAAATCTTCTCATGATATTTGTATATATCAAGATCTGTTTTTCTTGCTCTAATTTTAACAACTGGAAACTTTAATCCAGCTTTAGACATAAACATTTCAGATGGAACAATAGGTCTGTTCATCATCTCATCATCTATCAATGCAGATGAATCAGATTGAGCTAATAAAGCCCTAAGCTCCATTATATGTTCATATGCTTCTTCTACTTTTGTATTACCATTCTCATCTCTAAAGTCTTCATCAGCATAATATGCTGGTAAGAACCTACCTATTTTCTTTCCTCTACCTTCATAGAAATCATCAAATGCTAACACATCATATTCTTCTGGATTCTCAAACATTCTTTTAATACCAGCTAATTTTTCCATATTACCTGAAGTACCAAGAATAAATAATGTACCAAACTTATTAGATCTTATCATTGCATTCTTAGCAGTACCATAGAAATCTAATATGTTAGAAATCAATCCACCTTCCTCCAGGACTTGTAAATTATTCCTTTTACCAGCAGCTACATTTGGATTTTCTGTAGTAATAGTCTTATGTGCTAAAGTTGTACCAGTTCCAGATATGATCCATGAGTTACCTCTCTTCTCTTTAAACTTTTGAGTAAGTGGTACTTTAGCTCCAGATGTTGTACTACCTACAGATTCTTTATGAAAGAAACCAGGAAAGAATACTTCATCTGTACCTGACTTATCTGTATAAGATCCAACACTTGTGTGTATGTAATCTTGAGTTAATTTAATCTTAGTCATTAAATCATCACTCTTTTCTGCTATAGATGCAGAAAGTAATAATTCAATTGCTGATGGTTTTTGTGTTAATAATAAATCATGTGATTTAACACCATTAAAATACCATTCATGATTTAAACAAGATCCTGCAAAGAATGACTTACCACCACCCCTAGTTCCAAAAAGCATATAATTCTGAGCATTATTTTCATATACTGGAACACCTAATGGTTGTTTGTATGTTTGTTTTAATGCCTCTATTGGATCTATATACTTCTTATATTTTCCATTAGGTAAAGTAACATGTTTAAACTTCTCAAGTCTTATCTTCTCTTTAGCATTTAACTTCTTACCTTTTTCAATCTTTTCAATTAACTTATTACAAGTAAATTCAGAATTAACATAACCTGAAAAACCTCTACAAGTAAAGTAATCAGTTCCCATAATCCAACCAACATCTGTTAGTATTGGAGATATTTCTGTAGTTGAGTTTGTTTCTTCATCTTCATCAATTATCTTACATATATTAATATAGAAATAAAGCTGTGGTGGCATAAACCTCCAATTACCTTTAGTTTCTTCTACCCATAATCCTTCAACACATCTTTTTTCTTGTTCTAACCAATAAGATTCATATTCTTCTTGTTCTTCCAAAGGATGATAAACAGGATGTTCCTGGAAATAGAAGGGTTTTCTATTTAATATATCTGGGAATAATTTGTGTGGTTTCATTTATATCTTTTATCACTAAGGCTAAGGTTACCTTTCCCCTGAATAGTATTAGCTTCTCCTTCTGTTTCAGCTTTTACTTTCTTTTCTATATCTTCTATAGTTGCCCAAAAGGGTTTAGCTTTCTCAATAAGTTTAAATAACCTATCATCATCTGCACCAAACTTAAGACTTGTCATATAAATATCAAGTTCTCTAATCTTATCTTTCCATGTCTTTAAAGATTTCTTAGTTTCACTAAGAGTTAATTCATTATAAGTATATATTAAATCCTCATAATCTTCCCATTTAAAGTCAGGTATGTTAAGATAGTTCTTTTCTATTTCAGATCTTCTTTTAAGTCTATCTCTAAACTTTAAGTAAAGACCACTATTTAAATCTTCACTAAGATAAATACCCCACATAATCTGTGAGGCATTATCATTAGATTCCCTAAACTCCTTAAATTCAGATATAATTCTAAACTCTTGATTTACATCAAAGAAGTCTTTATCAAGATTTAATTCAACTTTTAATTTAGACATAATGACCTGTAACAGTTATTACAAAATGTGTTTTATTTTCCACATTATAAAATGAATTACCATCTTTTTCTACCATTAGTGGTTGATCATCATCTAAGAATACCTTAATGTGTTTAGTAATCTTTCCTGTAGCACCAGGTGTATATTTAGCTATAATCTTATTTCCTTCAGATCTAAGATTAGCTGTACATCCACAATCTGGTTTATATCCAACAATTGGTGATGGTAGATTTTTAATTGTCCATTCTACCATATATGAGGAAACTTCTTTGTTTCCTTTTAATTTGTGATAAGCTGGAACTGTTCCTAAATCAATAGTTACAGATTCCATTATCTCATTTGCATCTAATACTCTCATACTAATTTACCTTTAAATTCTAATAAAAATTTGATTTGATATTTAATTTTATATTCTTCCCAATCTTCTTTTGACCTAAATGGTCCCCATGCATTACATGTACATGATTCTTCTCTAAGTAACATTTTACCCCAAGTATCACAAGTACATCCTTCACATCCTTGTTTACCAATACATACTGCTTTTCCTGGATAATCTGGATGATTATCTATTACTAAACAATCTTTACATCTTAAAGATCTGTACATTAATTGTTCAATAATATGTAACTGACTCATTTCTGTTTCTCTTTCTTTCAATGCCATTCCATTTAAATAAGCAAACCATTTAACTGGATTTATTAAATCAATTAACTTAATACCTTTAATTCTCCAAGCCATTTCTTTTTATTTCTTTTAATGGTCCATCAATATTAAATTTATTTTCCCAATAAGATGTCCATATAAAACCTATATAACAAACTAAGAGGTACATAACAATTACCAATATTCTACTTATTAATATACCAGGCATTAATAATGAATCTGTTGGAAGACCCATTACCATGTAATTACCTAATTTAACTATACCAAAAAGAGTTATTACCATTCCTGGAATATAAGTAAAAACATATTTTTCTAAATTATTCATTTTCATTACTTTTCTATTTTAGCAATTATAAATGACTGTGGAATAAGATAAGTAAGTGCATCATTATCAGTATAATCTACAATAGATGATCTAAGATTATATTGATCCCAATCTGAAAGATTAGAAATATACATAGGAACATCTTTAAGTTCAGGTAATCTTGAAGGATCTACTCCTGTACCTCTTTCATTGGCTTTTTCAACAAGTTCTTGATATCTTGGGTTTTCTTTAACACCAGTAATATGATCTGTTAATTTAACAATATCACCTACTTCTATCATATCAGAAAACTCTTGAGTAACATTACCTAATGCAATAACTTTAGCATAAGAAGTGATTCTTGTAATACCATCTTGTGATTCTTCAGGAATATAAATACCTCCTTCGGTTATGTTATTAGTTAACTTCCTATCCATTAACCTAAATATTCTAACAAGTACATCTCCTTTTACAAAACAGAATTTATTATAGTCTTCTAAATAAGACTCATCTTTAACAAATTCATCATACTGTTCAATATATTGTTTAGCTAAATGTTCTTTCTTTTGTCTTTCAAATTCAACATCTTGTTCTGCCTTCTCTTTCTGTTTCTTTAGAAAGGTTTCATAATTCTCTTCAGATATAATCTTATTCTCTGGTAAGATTAACTTACTATCTTTTTTAGGCTCTCCACCCATGTAAAATGATTTACTACTTTTAATTTTTGGCTCTGCCATTTTCTATTGATTTTAATTTTGATTTATTAATTTTTGTTCTTCAACCCACTCCCAGGCTTCATCTCTTTCATGTTCTATTGCAGAACTAAACCACTTTACCATTGATGAAGTAGGTTCTTTCCATTTAACTTTCTCCCAGTCAATGTCTGTTTCTTCTCTAATCATTTTAAGACAAGCATTGAATCCATAATTAATTTTATGTCCTCTTGTTGGAGGAGTTTTTAATTGTTCTTCAATTCTTTTTCCATGTTCTTCATGAGCTAGTCTAAGAGCTTCAGATGGATATTCTCCATAAAGCTCTTTTAGCTTTTCTTTCTTTTCTTGATTATTGAACATTCTTTGATTTATTAATTTGTTTAAATTCTCTTTTTTGATTATATAAGATATTTGTTTTATCTTCAAACTCTTCTCTAGTAATCTTACCATCTTTATACTTATTAATGAAGTGTTTTAATCTGGCTATTACTCTTCTTTCAGTTGTATAAAAACTACCAAAGTGATGTAATAATATTTTATTAGCATCTTTAGGACTTGTTAATTCTTGTTTAACTGAAATAAACATATGTCTGATTACCTTACCAACATCATCATAAGATACTCCTAATTCATCTGATACTTCTTTAAATATCTTATGAATAGTTTCTGATTGCCAAAAAGAATGCTGCTTAAATATCATATGACAAAGATAATTCAAAGTTTGTAATATTATTACCTTTCTTTAAAAAAGGTGGAATATCTAATCTTCCTTGTGCATCTATCATTAACCATTTCTTCTTCTTAAGTTTAGACTTATAAATATACACTCCTCTGTTCTCTACTGATAGTCCTTTAATCTGTGTTAACTTCTTAGTAACTTCAGATGAACTAATATCCATTCCCATATTATAAAGATAAACTAAGTTACAAAAGAATACTTTTTCTTTCTCAGTTAATCTATTTGCTTTAGGTATAGATTGTAGTTCATATATAGAAAACAATTGACTTATATATTCTATCCCATATGTTGGATATTTAAAATTAAACTTAATCATGACATCATTATTAATTGATTTATATTTTCACAAACATGATTATTTCAAATAAAGTTCATATCTTTGTTTAAAATTTTAAACATATAATTATTTTAAACATGGTGTACTTCACAAAAAATAAACACATTTACTTTAATGATGCTGGAGAAACATATCTTTCAGTCACTACTTTTCTTAAAAGATTCAAAGAAGAGTTTGATGCAGAGTATTGGTTAAACTACAAAGCATTAGAAGCTGTAAGAAATAACTTCATAAAAGATCCTGAG